ATCATAAATGTTTTCTTGCGGCATTCCAGGTCCGACCGAGTTGGCCGCTACTTTGAGATGCCGTTTAACGGTTCCGGCTACAGCAGATGCAGATGGCTTATTCGTCTCGCTAAAGGTATTGATGAGCGTCTTTACAGACCAGGTGCTATCATTTGGTCCAGTTTTGTACACGTTCCCTTCAAAAACATTACCCTTCTCATCCATTATCCTCAGACGCATCGGCAGTGTGTTGTAATAATATGGCGTCGGGAAAGCAAGATTTCCCTTTCCTGTGCCAGCCAGAGACTGGGGCGCTTTAATGCTGAACCCCGATAACTGAACCGCAGCCGTCAAAGCATCACCCGCATTAGCAGGGGAAGGAATTTTCGTGCAATTTACAACGCGATAGCGCTTTTCTTCTGACTTCCACATCTGCTCAACAGAAAGTCCGACAGGTATCGGCTGGACTGTTACCGCCTGAACATATGCAGGATCAGTGGTGGAGCCATCCTGATTGGTGAAGAATGTTATGGTGTGCCAACCTCTCCCGACAACTCGTCCAATGAACTGATTCGCACCTGTCGTAACCCCGCCATTTCCAGCCTTTGGTTGTGCAACTGCACGCTCATTTGATCCGCTATAAGACATGTTCTGGTCCGCAGCATACTGATAGTAAGGCTGAGCGTTGTTATTCCACCATGTACCGCTGGAGTAGATCATTTTTACCGGCCCGGAAACTTTCCCGTAAAGGTGGGCAGCTTCCGCATCAAGGTAAAAACTGAATGTCTGCGCGGCATACTCTCCTTGCGGCATCAGACCCGTTATTTTGTCTCTTGTGTAAGCTCCATCTGCACGATCAGTAAAGATATTGCTCGTTGCAGCACACCATCCTATCTGGTCAGACAGCATCCCTGGCCATACAGTGGTTTCATTGGTGACCGGGCGATATGTTTCCACCAAGCCGCCAGCCATGAACATTGATGCAAGTTTTTCGCCAAGGATTGAGTAACCCATGGAATTGAAATGAACAGCATCCGACTGAATTGCTGAAAAGTGGCGGTGGAGGTTTGCTTCATGACCGTTGAATGTAGCGCATCCATAGATAGATGCCATCATGCGCATCCGTTTACCCCACTGCAACCAGAGCGGGTTTCCTGCCCCTTGCCCGCCACCAGCTGGCAGCATTACGACGACAGCCATCCCCCAATCTATAAAACGACGGATCAGCTTCTCCATATATTCCATATACGTGTCCAGCGTCGCCCCCTGAACACCCGCAACGTCATTGATACCGTACATCAGCATCACCACGTCACAGTTTGGGTTAACCGTCCAGTCCTCACGAATGTAGGCCTCTTTGGCTGTGTAGCCGGAATAAGCCCTCATCGTTACGCTAACGTTGCACCCGGATTGCTCATTGAGATATGTGGCGAACCGGTAGGGGTAATTCATGGACGCGCGCGGAGCCCAGTCTCCGTCCTGTGGTGGTATAACGTCTGTGGAAGTGCGATCGTAACCAGCTGTAATGGAGTCCCCCTGAAAAAGAGCTTTGATTGAACCCCGGTTATGCACCTGATAATCAACCCAAGCGCGTTTTGCAATGTTTTTTGCGCGATACTCTGCCGATCCTACAGCAACCAGCCATTGCTGTACTGTACGTCCGTCTTCAGCCCTGACTTTTGAGGCTCCGCCATTACCGTTCAGCTCCCGACGCAGAACATCGCTTACATCTACAAGTTGCCATTTACCTGGGCCCGTTCCTCCTGAAGAGGCTGGGGTAGAACCGGATGGAACAACTTTTGGAAGAGTGGAAACATCGTCCCACCGATACCAGCTAAGGCTCGACGTATCCTGGAGAATGTCATTCGCTGCAGTTACCGTACCACCAGACTGGAATGATCCAACTGGATTGAAACCCAGGTTGTAGATAGCCTGAGTGATAATCGCTTTAAGACCTTCAATAGTATGGTGTTGTTTCCCAAAGCGATCGATGTACTGATATGCGAGTGATGTAACGAATTCGTCGATTTTTCCTGCGTTAAATTTCAAGTCTCGCGCAGACTCACTCGGTACGGGTAAATTAGTCGGTGTGGTAGCCATATTTTTTCCATAAAAAACCCGGCGCGGTGGCCGGGTGTAGGTGATTTGGACAGGTTTTATGAGTAGATGGCGTCGCTGTACTCTGCGACCGACAGAGAAACGGTGTTGTCGGAATTAGGCTTTATAGTCCCAACCTTCCATAACTGGCTGTCCAGCTCTTCGACGGTTGCGATCAGATATCGTGATGGCAGTTGCACCGTATCGCCATTCCAGATATTGAGTTCAATATTGGGTATTGCCGCGGTGAATCCGTACTTCGTATCGCTGCGGGCTGTGGCCGGATAACGCCGCGTCGGATTACCCAGGCTGTCAGTAACCAGCACATACATTGATCCGGTAAACTTGATTGGCTCGCTGGTATCGAAGTTATTCCCGGCGCGCCCGGTTATGTAACCCTGCTGCTGGTTGCTGTCGTAGATGTCCGGCATCTGAATGACACTGCCGACCTGAATAATGCCGTCCTCAAACACCCTCGCATTCATGCGCACACGCGAGTAAACCAGACGCTTAGTCTCGCGCAGAGCACGCTCTCTGGCCTGATATTCATTACGAAATCCGACTATTTCCATTTTGTTAGGATTCTCAGCTTCCTGCTCTACGATGGTGCCGTTTAAAACGCGATAGTTGATGTAGGTCTTGGTGTTGGTTGTCGGGTGAACATACGACACCTGCACGCCGTCATATCCGCCGGGAAGATTGGCTTCGTACGTCATTTTGTACTCGTCTGCCTTCATGTTTGCCCGGTTGAACACTGCCGCCGGGTAATTCACTTTCTGGTCGCGCGTAAACGTCAGCACACCATCGTCCCAGTAAGGCACAACCGACGCTGCATTGCAGATGGCTTGTACGCGGTCGCCCAACGAATCATTCTCATCGTCAAACGTATAGTCGAAGTAACCCAGTCGGTCATCAGCCAGGCTTTCAGCAATCGAGTACAGCCCGTAAAGGTCAATGCTGCTCACTGGCTGCTCGCCCATAACCAGCCAGGTGTGCGCCACTGCATCAGCGAACGAACGGGACGGACGCAGCGTGTAATCGACACTCTGGCTGTCGAGGCTGTAGGTAATCGTCCGCCTGGTTACCAGTGCGTTATATTTCCTGTCACGGCTGCCCAGCGCATTCTCTGTCGCCCTCACCCTGACCCTCACAAGAGTGTCTGTCGGGTGAACTACGTTCGACCTGATATTCACCGCATGGATTTCTTCCACCTTGAGGATCGAGGCGTCGGCGCTGTTATTCGTGCGCTGGAACCTGATGGCGTACTTACCAAAGCCTGCCAAAGGTGTCAGTTTATCGGTGCGGTAAAATACCTCACTCGTCGATTTATGCGGTGTGCTTTGATGGTAAGTGAAAGTCTCCTGAGTGCCAGGAATCTGGTTAAACTGATCGTCGATTTTCCAGATTGTAACCTTCCACTCTGTGTCGTTTCGACCACCAAGTGAGGATTGGGTGTGCACCCACAACTGCGTTGATTCCACAGGCGAGAAGAAAGGCCCTACAATCAGCGCCTCGTTATCGCGCAGGATAAATTTTGTGGTGTTGATGGTCGCGCCAGCCGGCGCATCTGACGGGCCTACCAGATCGTTCATCGTGAATGTGTACCACCGCACCGGGTTCACCACCGCGCCGTCGTTTGTCTCTACGGCAGATATCAGTGTTCCGGAGAAATCCACGTCCTGAGTGACAGTGCCGGAGGTCGTGTTATAGGTAACGTTGATAGTGAAGGTAACGGAGTGCGGGAGCGTCAACCCCATGAAGTAATCAAACTCCGCCTGCTTTACGATTTTCATCGAGATCTGGCCGCCTGCGTATGAACCGCTTACCACGGTGTTTGCAATTGCCGTTTCTACCGGGAAACTGGAGCTTTCGTTAGGGCCGGGGATTTCCTGACCGTCAACATCATCAAAGCCATAACCTTCAACTATCTGCGGTATGATCTCACCAGGCTGATAGAACTGGAATTCAGCACCAGCCAGCGAGCCAAGGCTCGACTCGGAGTAGCGAACAGATTCATAGTCATAGCTGCCGATACCAACACACATCCACTCGGTCACATACTTCAGCCCGCCGTCATTCACATTCTGTCGAATATACTCAAAAAGTGACTCCTGAATCAGGTCAGGAAAGGAACGCACTTGTCCGTAAATGTCAGGCTTGGCCTTATAGACGCGCGCGGTGTTTGTCTGGCCGGTAAGGCTGTTATTTGGCGAGTCGACGGAGTTTCCGCCATTGTTCGCTATTGCTGGCTTTGGTGCCAGAAACGAAAATACCTGAGTCACTACCTTGAATATAGGGCTGAGGATGTCGCCAACAATCTCTTTTGGCTGGTCAAAAATCTGTATGATGTCGAGCTCGCTGACTTCAAATGCCAGCTCGTCATCATCTCCCAACTTCACACCATTTCGAACGATCAGCAGATCGCGATGAAACTTGCCGTCATTCGCCTCCAGCCAGTGATAAAAAAGGGTGCCATTTGGCACCCTGTAGCGTTCTTTTGGCGTTCCCGGGAAACGCTGGAGTTCAATCAACGCCATACGAAAAATACTCCACCTTTGAAAATGCCCGCTGAATGACCAGCAACGAGTCCATGCGCACGCTTCCATTCTCGCCGCGCGAGTGCAGCGCCTGCCGGTTCAGTACCAGGCCAACATGCGCCGGTTGCGCGCCGCGGTACCCGACGAATATCCCGCCCTCGACAGGCTTATCGACCTTGCGCCAGAAAACGACGTCACCCTGATAGCAGGTAAAGAAGTCGGCCCCGGCTTCGTAGTCCGGCGTCTGGTGCAGCTCAATGCCGAGAACGTAGCGGTAATAGAGCACTACCAGTCCCCAGCAGTCGACTTTATCGAAGGAGCAGGCGCGGTTCGCCCAAGGAACGCCTATCATGCGCGATATGAAATCAGAGGTACTGAAGGCCGGTGTATTCTTTTGGATCATAAAGTCGGCCTATGTTGTTGTTCAGCGGGTTGGTGACAGACAGGGTTACGGATGCCGCATCGGCGTCGATGTCGACAGTTTTAACGTAAAGTTGCCAGGACTTAATAGGTACCGACACATCGCCGCTGTCGAAGATCTGCCGGGTGGCCGTAATGGCTGTCAGCCTGGCCGCACCCTTCCACTTCTTCATTAGCGACTTGATGTCCGATGACAGCCTGCCTAGCTTGACGGTGGCGTCTATCACCGGCGTGCCGCTTTGCTGACTCTCTTCAACTTCGAATCTGGCTGGCTTGAAAGCCTGCCCGCCGAGCGTTTTGGGATAAAACTGCTTGTCTACCAGGCGCACATATCCGAAGGATGGATGATAAAAGGTCAGCGTGTCGTATAACGCACGCGTTGGCCTCTTTTGTTTGTAATCACGAAATGACGGCATCAGGGCACCCTCGGTAAAGATTCAGGGTCACGGTCATCTGGATAGCCTGTCACAACGATATCCAGCCAACTTGCCCACGGTGGAGGAAGCTCAACGATAATGTCGTCGTAGTCGTCATCAGGATTTTTCAGGTGATTGGCGATGACTGTCCCGGTCCATGTAACAATCCCACCCTGAATATTGGTCTGCACAGGCATCTGCGTGAAATGCAGTTCCTGAACCTGCAATCCGGGGCCGCCGATGTTTACCGGCATCCTGAACCAGTTCAGCCCACGATTCAGATAGTTTGGGCTGCGCAGCCACTGCTGGAAGGCGCGCTCCTGCGCCAGTGTGAAAATCCATGTCAGTGACCAGGTGACCTTCAGATCATCCGTCAGGTCCTGAAAGATAGCCGGTCCGACCGCTGGCTGGTCGGTCTGGAAACCGGTATCGAGCGTCATATTTTTGCTGGCCTTCTGCGCCAGCGGCAGCCAGTCGGGATAGTCAATAATCGGCATCAGCCCTGCCCCCTTGGCGTGCGTTTGACGTTGAAGTTACTGGTTATGCCACTGCTGATCGGGCCGCCGTTATTCAGGTCTGCCACAATGACATCAACAGTTAGTCCGCCATTGCCATCAGTACCAGCCTGAGCATCAACAGACGAGGATGAGTAGTTCTGGATATTGATCACCACTCCGCCACCCCCGCCAGCAGTCATATCCTTGTTGCTGATCACCTTGCCGTTATCACCCGGTATCATGTACTGCTTACCGGTGCTGGCCTGGTAGATTTCAGGCATGCCGCCCTCGCCTACCTGATACAGTCCGCCTGCAGTTACCGGGCCACCATTCTTCCTTTTCCCAAGAAGGCTCATACCAACAATGCCTGCGACCGCGCCTATACCAATAGCCGCAGCTGTACCCATAGAGGCGATAGAAGAAAGAATCGCCGCTGGAGTCCATGCCGCCGCCGTTGTGGCCGCAGCCGCTGTGCTTGTTGCGGTTTGAGTGGCGACAGCTGCCGTCTGCACCGCCGTAACGGTACCGATTGCTGCCGTCTGCGCCGCCTGGCCCATAATCGCCGACTTCACCCACTCAACGCCCATCTGAACGAAACTGTTGATCAGTGAATTCAGCACGGTGTTGCCGATTGAGCGCATTGCCTCCTCGGCTGACATACTGCCGGTGATAATTCCCGTGAGTGCGTTGGATGCGTTACCCGCCAGGGCGTCAAAGGATGCCGCTAGCGCCTCATTGCCGGCACTCTGGTTACGCCAGATTTCCCACTGAGCGTTAATCCTGTCCTGCTCATACTTCGTATTGGCAGCATTCATCAACTCAAGACCGCGCTGAGTTAGCTGGCCTTTCGCTGTTTCAAACTGCTGAATCATTGCCAGCTGCTGAGCATGCTGATTCGCCAGTTGCTGAACAGGGTCAACAGAACCGCGCGCTTCGTCCATCGGGGAAACGTTGGCGCCTTGCTGAGCACGAATTTTCGCAAGGTTAGTCTGGTGCTCTTTCTCAATCTGCTCGGATGCGTGGCTGTATTGCTCCTGAGAAATAATCAGATTGCCTTGCGCATCCTTGGCTGCCTTCAGGACTTCGAGCTGTGATTTCTGCGCTGCATAGTCAGCATTTTCTTTCAGTTCAGGAATGGCATTTCTGGCCTTGATAGCTGCGGCTGAATCCCATATCGCAGCCGCATAATCGCGCGCCTGCTTAATCTGTTCTGTGCTGGCATTCTTACCCAGGGATTGTTCTGCACGCAGCAGGGCCTGTTCACGGCTTAATTCCTGCGTTGACTGGGCGGCAAGCTCAGACTGCTCGCGGAGGTTGTTGAGTTTCTGAGCAATTGACTCCTGCTGATTTGCTGCCTTTTTGGCTTCCGACGCTGCCTCTTTGTCTTCTTTCTTCTGGTCTTTTTTGGCCTGAGTCGCCTTCTCCGTGGCAATATACGTCTCCTGAAGACGTTGAACTGCGCGAGGATCATCAACTCCAGAATCTTCGGCGTCATAAGTCGCCTGAAGTTTAGCCCTAGCCTCCCCTTCCAATTTTGAAAGAGCGAGGCGTCGCTCAGCCTGCTTAATGAGCTTTTCGCCCTCTTTGCCACCCCAGTTAATCTTGAGGGTTTCCGAGTTGAAGGCCTTTAACGCTTCGGTCGACTGCCCGAGCTTCTGCGCCAGGAATGCCTGTGAACCGCCAAGGAGGGAAGCTTTTTTCTCCGCTTCAGCGAGAGCAAGGGCGTTATCTCTGGCCGCTTTCATCTGATCGACGATACCCTGATTCACACGGATATTAATCAGGTGTAAAGCATCTTCTGTCTGCTGCAGCTTTGACGTTTGCCCATCGAGATCACGCCGAGCTTTTGCAAGATTGTTGGCGGCCTCTTTGGCCTTAATCACATAGCCGTTATTCTCATCTTCAGAAACACCGTATTGTTTTGCCAGAGTGGCGTATTTTTCATACTCAGACTCAAGGCCGGAAATGGTGTCTTTCAGGTCAGAAATTGAATCTTTCTGCGCCTTGATTGAATCGACCGTGTCAGCGCGCACGCCCTGTGATTGAGCGAGGTTCATGTCGTTGAGGCGTTTAATCACCTCAGGGATAGTGTCAGCAAAAGCGATCGCCTCTTTGCGCGCTTCAGCCTGACGCTGCGCGTAGAGATACCAGCCAGCAGCCACGATCGCTATAACACCGAGAGGGCCGCCAAGCGGTCCCGTTACGGTACTGATCACCTTCATAGTGTTGGCCATGGTGAAACCAGTGGCCGCGACTCGAGCCTGAGCACCTGCCAGCGCATTCTCTGCAACGGCAGCTTCAGCGGCGGTCGCAATGTATGCACTACGCAGGCGCACAACGTTTTCCATGGCGAAAGCTTCTGCCGCTGTATTTTTTGCTACCTGAAACTCAGCGAGCGCGAGGTTTAGCGCCGACATTGCTGCGCCTTTGTCTGCCTGCGTTTTTCTCACTGTTACCGCCGCAGCCTCTGCTTCCTGAATGGCTGCCTGCCGCGTCGCGGATATCGATGTCAACGTACCTTGCACCCGCTGAGCCTGAGCAACAGTTGCCATAGCAAGAGCGCCAGCAAAACGGCCGCCCATGATTGCAGCCGCGCCAATCAATGCGGTACCAAGGCTTTCCAGATTTTCACTCAGGCTGATTACAGAATCACGGAATCCGGCGGCGAAGGATTTTACGGTCGCATTTTCACCAAAGAACTTAGTGACATTGTTGCCCGCAACCTGCAGGCCTTTCGAAATAGAAACTGTTGTTTTGGCGAACTCGCTGCCAATGGCTTCGCCCTGCGAAAGGAGGCCTTTTACAACAACATCAGTGGTCAGTTTTCCTTCCGCAGCCATTGCGCGAAGTTGACCAATTGAGACTCCGAGGGAATCAGCCAGTGCGTTTGTCAGGCGGCTGCCCTGCTCTGCAACTGAGTTGTATTCTTCACCACGCAGCGCGCCGGCAGCAAGCCCTTGGGATAACTGGATAATCGCGTTTTCCGCTTCCTGTGCAGTTGCGCCAGATACCGCGAAGCCCTGGTTGATGATTGTGGTCAACCGGACAAGATCAGCGGCGCTGGTATTGTAGATGCGGGTGCCTCGCTCCAGGCGGGCATACAGAGTGGCGGTGCCGTTAAGTGATGATTGAGTCGCCTGAGAAATATCAAAGATGCGCTGCATCACTTCGGCCTGCGTTTCTCCGGTGCGGATACTGTTTGATACTTTGTTGTTCAGATCTGTCCAGGCGTCGGCATAGTTAGCGACCTGCTGGATTGACAGCGCCGCGATCACACCTTTGGCAATACTTCCAAGGCTCGACAGCGTACGCTCCATAGACGCGATTGAGCGCTCAGTGCGGTTTACGCTGGATTCAATCCTGCCAAGGTTTCCGCCAAGACCGGCCAGTGCGGCTTCAATTTCTCGTCTGCCTCGAAGGATGCCAGCCGTGTCCATATCGACTTCATAAATTACCTTACCAGCGTTAAGAATTCCGGCCATTTAAGTATCCTCAGGGCAATAAAAAACCCGCCGGAGCGGGTTTGTTTTTGAAGTTAGTATTTTTTATTCAAGCGTGGATAGAGAGGATTCGGCGTTCTGGCATATCTCGCTCATTTCACCGCCCGCCTTCTTCACCTGAAGGCATGAATAATTCACATCACTGGCGGCTTTGACGCTTCGCATTAAAGCTTTGATACCATCGAGGCATAATTGCTTATCAGGATGGTTGTAGCAGATAGCCTCGGACGTCTGCGCCCATTTTGTTGACGTGTTTTCTCCAGCAATACTGGCAAACGGCAGGAAGATAATCAGAAAAATAGCACCTTTACGCATGACACCCTCGGCAAGAAAATATTTCCACTATTATACCGTTTATCATCCAGGCACTGCTTGTTTTTTATTCTGCTTTTCTCTCTCTAGCCTGCGAGCTTTCTTGGCGAAATGATTATCGGTGACAGCTTCATACTCTTCTTTGGTAAATCCTTTCTGATCGGGATATTTTGCTGAAATCAGGAGCTGAAACTCAGTCATGGTGAGTTGCTCTGCCTCTTCCCGGCTCATGCTAAAGTGGTTGCGCGCAGCACTGATATACTCGAAAGCATTAAATTCGGATGTGGCCTGATTATTCTCATGTCGCTGGAGCTTTCTCACCTTTGCCTTGCCGATAACCCCGTGGCTTATAAGAGACTGGGCGATAACAATTATTTCGAACGCATCCATCGCGCCGCTCTTCATTTTAAATGCCTTGCCTGACGCTTTGGCCTGCCGCATCTCCCCAATCAGCAGCGTTACATCCTCATCACAACATGCGGTCATAACTTCCATCGCAGCCATCAGCGCTTTTCTTCCATAACTGCTGGATTTGATATGCTCAATCAGCCAGGAAGGAATCATCCCAAACGCCTGGTGTGCAGACTGAATAAGCGCCGCCACTTCGTCGTGATGCAGGTCATAGAACGCGGTGACGATTTCAGACGGATCGCCTATGCGCGTCATGTTTATGAGTGATGGCCTGAAAAAGTATTCTTTTCCTTCGGCATCGATAAGCATCTCGCCTATTTCTTTCAATGGCGGCCGTGATTTCATAATTCCTCCATAAGCATTATCAAGGGCTGGTTGCCAGCCCTTTGTAATGGTTACGAAGCTGTGACCGTAACAGCGCAGGTGCCGGTAAAGTTACCATCATTGGATTTAAATGTGATGGTTGCAGAGCCAGCGGCGACTGCTGTGACCAGACCTGTAGAGCTCACCGTTGCCTTGGTAGCATCAGAGGTTGTCCACGTTCCCGATTTATCCGTAGCATCAGACGGCTGAACTGCACCAGTCAGCTGACGAGTTGCACCGACAACCAGGGACGTGGTCGCAGGAGTTACCGTTACGCCAGTGGCTGGTACCGTTTCATCGGTATCAATTACCTGGATGGTGTCGGCATCAGCCACTTTGAACTCAGTGGAGAACGTCACGATGTCGTTAGTGCCACCGTCAGAGCTCAGAGCGTTGATCAGCATGTAACCGATGAAAGTTACCGGGCCGAATTCCATACGCACCCAAAGCGTCGGCTGACGAGTCGCCTGAATCTCGGTGTTGAAGTACTTAATAAGGCGACTTACACCGTACTGATCCAACTTGTCATTGCGGCGCACTTCACCCTCAAACGAAATGGTGAAGTCTGCGTTGGTGACGATGTTTTCGACGTAACCCTTGGTGTCATCCGCATCAGATGTCACGCTGTTAGGTGAAAAGTCGAAACCTTTACTGGTACCAGCTGCCAGCGATTTCCATTCGGATTCGGAAGGAAGCGTGTCGGCACAACCATCAGCCACTTCAAGGACAATTGCGCGGCCAAAAAGCTTTGTGTTGTCCGTAGGGCAATTTGCTGCCATGGGGAAACTCCTCTCAATAAATAAAAAAGGCCGCCTGTTGGCAGCCTGGTGTTTTTGCTTACTCCCCGTAGAGGCAAGCGAAGGAAAGACGAAAAACGATCCTCCCCTCTTCCGTTAGTTGCGGTGGTGGTATGCCGCCAATATTTTCAATATGACCAACGCAAGGGTGGCTGATCGGGTTTTCCTGAACATACTCAATAATGCGCTGGACAGCATTCAGGGCTTCTTTGCGCTTATCCTTCGCGCCGACAACGTCCACCATAACGTAATAGGTTGAACCGAGTTCATTGCGAATTGCAGAGCCACCGTCGGGACGGAAAACAATGACAGCCGTCGATAAATTACCAGGATCGTCGTACATCAACTGCTGGACTTTAAATCCCGTGGTGAGCCCGGCATCAACAAATAAGTCACTAACACGCTGGAACATTAAAGGCGTCATAGCGACATTTCCTTTTTAACGACGGTATCGACCTGAATAGTTGTTCTTTCACCAGCTTTCTTCAGAAACTCAGGTTCGCCAGTCCTGTCCCATATGTTGCCTCTCGAACCTGGTGCCTGGCCTTTATCAACCGGGCGAGGCGTTTTCTTACCGAGGTGTTTACCGGGTGCCTCATGAACTGAAGCGGCATACTTCGCTGAGTAGCCAACCTTGCCTGTGATGCGGGTGCCATTAACGTTAACATCGCGGAACTGGGAATTGAGTAGCGTGCTGGTATCGATCGGCACCATAGTTGCAGACTCAGCACCTACGATGTACAGCGCCGAATAAACGGCACGCAGAGCCTTCTTGCCATCGATCGTGTTCGCTATACGATTAATGGTTTTGACGGCCTGACTCACGCCCTTAACTTTGACACCCATATCTAAACTCCAGTCAGGATGGCGTAATCATCTGCCAGGCGCTCGAACGTGTCGGCATAGCGGATAACTTGCCGCACTTCATCAGCGCCAGCCACAACCGGGTCGGCTTCTGTCGACAAGCCAATCAGCAGGTAATCACCGGCATCAGCCAACGCAAACTCAGTCCAGAATGTGTTCTTAACGACGATCTCAACACCAAGACTCGCCAGTCGCTTTGATAGCCCACCCTCATAGTCACAGAGGATTTGCTCAGGCTCGGAATAGCCAAGCGGATCGCCTAATTCGTCATTGCCTTCCAGCTTGCGCCAGATGGTAGCCGTGGCGGTATAGCTCCAGTTTGCTACGGATGACATGCTCTACTCCTTCCACTTGAGCACCTTCGCGCCAGTAGCTCGTATGCTCGAGCAGTTGATGAACCACTGACCGTCAGATTTGACGTGGCCGGTGGTCTCCCTCCCGGTGTCGGTCTTCACCCATACGCGCGTGAATGTCGCCGGCAGTTTTACCTCAACAGGCACCCAGGCCATCAGCATCCCCCGACAACATCGAAAAAACCGATGCTATTACCGGCGGTGATCGGCAACTCGCCGGTGCAGCCGCTGGTATCGAGGCTGGATAGCGTGTCACGCAGCCATGTCACACCGTCGTCGCCATACTCAAATGAGCGTGACGCACCAGATGGTGCTGACTGCGATTTGATACGCCGCGCGCCGGATGAAGTGGCCATCAGCGCCGCAGCGTAGATAAGAATGAGCTGCGCGGTGCACTCGTCATATCCCGCACCTTCAAGGCAAGGGATGATTTTGTTCACCACGCAGAGGATTGGAGTAAGCAAAGCGTCAGGGATGGCAAACCCCAATTCGGAGAGGAAGCCTTTCACGTCGTCAGCCGTAACCGGGGTCGCCATTGTTATTTCACCTTCTTCTTCAGTTCTTCCAGCGCGGCTTCTGCATCATCAGCGCGTTTCTTTTCTGCTGCCAGCGCGTCAGCGTGCGCTTTGTCTTTCGCTTCAGCATCAGCGGTCAGCTTGTCGATCTGCGCCAGCGCATCGGCGTGTTGTTTTTGCAGCCCAGACAGATCTGCAGTCGGCGCTGACGGAGTAGCGACTTCGAAGGAAAGCTTTTCGCCTTTCTTCTGGTCAGTCTTCTTCGCCTTGCCGGTCTGTAACCAGCGTTCCGCTGTTGCGTCGTCAACATCTACTACCGAACCAACCTCCAGTTTGCGGAGGTCGGCACCGGCGTGCAGGTTGGTTGCCACGATTTCTACCAGTGCCATGATTTATCCTTAGCTCGATGCGTGAATGACGGAATATTTGTTGTTGATGTCCTGCTTGACCATCAACCCCATTGCGCCCCAGGTGCGCCAGATGTAGTCGCTGTTGTACTCCGGGCGCGGAGATGCGACGGTACCAATAGCCTGGCCGACGATCGGAGCGATAACGCCTGCGCCAAGCGGCACAATGACGATTTCGTTACCAGACAACTGGCTGTCTTCTTTGATCGCCGCCACGCCGGTCAGCTTCAGGATTTCATCCATCACGGTGCCGGACTGGTAGTTATCGGAGAAGAAGCGCTCCCAGTTGGAGATGATTTCGCCGGACACATACCAGGTCTGCTCTGCATACTGGCTGTTGATGCGGCGCATCTGGTCACGCAGCGCGATTGCGCCAGCGCGGTTCTGCTGAGAGGTTGCAGTCGGCGACGTGAAGTCGATGTTCAGACCGGAAGCGCCAAGGTCAATCTGCGCTACACGCTCATCATCTTTCAGGCCTTTCCAGGTCAGGCCATCGAACACGGCAAAGTTACCCGCTTTATCGCGGAAGCCGTTGAAGATGTAGTCGACGTAGCGACGCTGCACGTCTTCAACCGATCCGCGCTGCGCATCAGCCTGAGACTGAAGAGCGGACGGGCTGTTGAAGATCGGGTCGCGCCATTCGAACTTGAAGCCCGAATCATGGATCGGAACCATGGTACCGTCGAAGGTGTAGCTGCGGGCATCAAGCGCCGTGCCGACCTGACCAGACATGGATGTGTGAGCCCAGCCGCGACCGCCGGTACGAGCATAATCGTAACGGGACTGCTCCAGGCGAACAGAGCGTGACAGCGGCATCAGGTCGTTAAGCAGGGTGAATTCGGTATTCGGCTCAAACTGCTGCAGGACAGTAGTATCGAATGCGCGGTAGAGGCGGCGAATATCATCAACTGCGTTCACTGCATCAATGCGCGGCGCATTCTCTGCGATGCCACGGAAACTGGCGCGGGCCAGAAAGTCAGCGGCGGCCTGAGCACTGGCGTTACGCTCGGCGGTCAGAGATTGAAACTGCTCCTGGTTGATCTCCAGGTTGCCTGTCTCCTGACCAATCTTCTTGGAATAAACAAACATTCAGTGCTCCTTACTTGAACACAACGCGAATCAGATCGCCGGCCACCGCAGTGACTGCTTTATCTTCTTCGACATAAGCGAAAACCGCGGCATCCGCAGTTACTGCGGTAACGCGACCGTTAGCGACAGCAACCGGTTGGCCTTTGGTGTAGGTACCCGCCGCCGCGCGCACGTTGAGGAACATACCCGGCAACGGGTGAATACCGATCACCAACTCATTAGCCGCGATAGCATCGTCAACGCCCAGGCAGCGGAGGTAGTCTTTGTTAGCCACGTACTTGATAGCGCTTTCAGCACCGGATACTGACGCGGTGAACTTGTCAGCGGTGCTGAAGAAGCCCACAGTGCCCGGCAGAGTTGACGCGGCAGCGCCGCCTTCACGGTTGAGCAGCGGATTAGGGAATACGCCGCCCGCGTGGATCACATGCTTTCCATCTTTAGCCATTATTTACTCCGGCATTTCGCTGACAGATTGATTGGTAGCCGCATGGCGAAACGCACCATTCAGGCCGGTGGAGGTGTGGCACTGCGCATACAGGCCATCGAGCGCGGCACCATCAAGCGCGTTGACTGCCATATCGTCGAGCTGGAACTTAGCTTTAACCGCAGCGCGCTTTTCGCCTTTCTCTTTGTCGGCGTTCACAGCAAGACCGCTTTCGATGGCGTTGAGCTTGTCAGCAAACGGCGCGAACCAGGCGGGAGCTTGCTCGCTGTTGGTGGCCTGCTCTTTCGCCTTTTTCTCATCCGCATCTTTCTTTTCGCGCGCGGCCTTCTCTTCAGGCGTTTCGGTTTTCGCTGCCTTTTCGGCGGCCATCTGGTTGTAAGCGTCCATCAGCTCAGCATCGGACTTGCCTTCGGTCGGCTTACCAGCGGCTTTCAGCGCATTGATAATCAGATCTTTCATCGGATCGTTCTCTCCGTTGGTTTTAATTTCGTACTCAGTGGGTTTGCGCACGACTTCTACAGGTTCGCCGACGAACACGGCCTTGCCGCCCTCATCGATGAGGTACTTCTGTTTGAAATATTTCGCTTCATCGCGATAGATGAAGTTGTCCGGCCAGACTGACTCAGGCCAGAGGAAGGAGTCTTTGGAGCGGCCTTCACGGAGCTTGTCGCTGATGGCTCGCTGGATATCATCAAAGGAGAAATTAGAGGCGTTAGTGAAGAAGAACTTTGTCTTGTTCAGCAGGCCTTCCCGGGTGCAGTCAGCAGCGTCAGCCAGGTGAGCAACCTCGATCTCCTGCTCGTCACCCTCGGCATTAACGAATATGCCAACGCCCTCTTCAGGCGTCCCTGCGCCTGGCTCGTCCAGCAGCACCGCAACATGGTCAAACATCATGTTGGTGGCGATCTCGTTGTACTTCTTGCCCTTCGACTCACCGTTTGCGGCGATGCCCGAATAGAGCAGCCCGGTAGAGATGTGGATAGGCTCGGAGTTGCTGCCAGCGACCATCTCATCCAGGCGGTTGATCAGGCGCTTGCCCTTATCGCTGGATTCAGCGTACT